GCTCCGCCTCCTCTTCACTCTCAGAAATGCTGGCGGAAAGCGACTTCTCCGACACGGTACACCTGACAGACAACGGGTATATCCGAACTGAACGCAAGGCATGGAAACAGTTGCTTGCGACCTCCAGCAGACTTGACCGCTCGGCCCGCGTGATTAGAACAGCCCGCCCATGAGCAAGAAGCCAGCTCGCAACCCCGACGGAACGGTGGGCAAGGGCAACACGCTCGGCCAAAGTACACGGTTCGGGCCCGGCAATGACGCCTCCAAGGGGCACGGACGCCCGCCCGACCGCGTGAAGCAGGCGTTGAACGAGATCCTCGACTCGGTGGACGAGAAGGACCCGACGCCGACTCCGCTGTCCATCGAGGCCGTTCAAACCCTGCGCCTCGCCATCCGGTCTCGAGACGAGCGCGGCAACCCCACGACGGCGGCCGTTGTCGCCGCGTCCAAGATCATGGAGCACCGCTGGGGCAAGCCGAGGCAGACGACGGAGATCAGCATCTCGGCCACCAACACGATCGAAACCGTTCGCAAGGTGCTTGTCGGCATCGTCGCCGCAGACGCCCGCGAAGCCATGTTGCCGCCGGCAACACCGTCCCCGAAGGCATGAACCCCATGAAGCCCGTCCCGACCGATGCCCTCATCGTGCAGCTCACCATCATCGAGCGATCCGCCCGCCAGTGCCGAGAGAGCCTCGCCCTCGCCACAGTGCTCGCCGAGCGGGCCCGCAAGCCAGCGATCGAGCTCGCGTCGCCGGACGTTGTTGGACGCCTGAACGGCGGCGGAATGCCGCCGTCTCCCCAGGCTCATGCCGCGCAGCAGGCGCAGCAGTTCGGCGCCGCGGCGAACATCGAGCTTCAGAACGTCATCGGCCACGCCCAACAGGTGATGCAACTGCTCGCCGCGGCCCAGGACGGCGAGGACGGGGGCCATGTGAATGGCTCGCTCTCGTCCTGATCGCGAGGACACCCACGCCAAGGCGCTCGCGGGCGCGCGGCCCCTGCGCCACCCTGACGGCTACGGGCTGCACATGCCCATCGACGAGCGCGAGCGAGTGTTCGTCCCCATTCCCAAGGACCCCGCGGCCAATCTCCGATGGCGAGAGCGGATCTTGCTCCGCGCCGAGGACGACGAGGAGTACCGCGAGACTCTGCGGGCGCTGTGCAGCCGGCGGACGCCGGAATCGTTCCTGTTCTGGCTGAACGCCTTCGGCTGGACGTTCGTGCAGAAGCAGGTCGGGCGCGATGGCGTAGAAACCGCGGTCATCGGCGACCTGACCGAGCACCCGTTCATCTCCTGGCCGTGCCAGGACGAGGCCGCGGCGGAGCTGATCAGTGCGATTCAGGAGGGCAAGAGCGTTGCCATCGACAAGAGCCGCGACATGGGCGCGACGTGGCTCATCGTGGCCGTGTTTCAGTGGCACTGGCAGTTCTTCCGCGGCGTCAACTTCCTCGAAATCAGCGCGACTGAAGACCTTGTGGACTCTGCCGGCGAGAGGAAAGACCCAGACACCCTGTTCGCGAAGCACGACTTCATGATCGCGAAGCAGCCGCGCTGGCTGCTGCCGCCGATGGAGCGGTCCTACCTCAAAATCGGGCGACTCGACGCCGACTCGACCATCATCGGCAAGGCCACGACGGGCAAGAAAGGCCGCGGCGGGCGCAAGACGGCCGCGCTCATCGACGAGGCCGCGTTCATCCGCGAACTCCGACAGCTCTGGGTGACGCTGGAAGCCACGACGTCATGCCGGATCGCCAACTCAACCGTCAGCGGGCCCGACTTTTTCTCCAAGATCGTCCGATCCGGGCGCGTCCGCGTCATCTCCCTCCCGTGGTGGGACCATCCGCTCAAGGGCCGCGGCCGGTACGCCTACACCGACGACCAGACCGGCGAGGTGAAGATCAGCAGCCCCTGGAGAGACGCGAAGGTCGCCCGAGCGGTGGACCCCCGGGAAGTCGCGCAGGAGATCGACCGCGACCACAACGCCGCGGGACTGGTGGTGTTTGACCCCCGCGTCATCGAGCGGCAGAAGGCCATGCACGGCCGACCGCCCCTGTACACCGGACGGCTTGAGTACACCGGCGGGATCGGGATGGACCTCGCCATCGAGCAGGCCCGCGAGCTAAAGACGCCCCTGAAGGTCGAATGGGCGGACGAAGACCTCGACAGCGGGCGGGATTGGCTGCGCTTGTGGTGCGAGCTGCACGAGGACCGCGAGAGCGCATGGCGACCGCACCAAATGCGCACGTACGCCATCGGCATAGACATCGGGCACGGCGTCGGCTCCTCGAACAGCACCATGAGCGTGGTGGAAGTGGAGACCGGCGAGAAGGTCGCGGAAGCCGCGAGCGCCGTGTACTCGCCGGACGAGTGGGCGCGGTTGTGCGCCATGGTCGGGTACTGGTTTGGCGGTGCGCGGCGGTGCGCGTTCCTGATCTGGGAAAACAACGGTCCTGGCGGTCAGATGTGGCGGGTGCTGCGCAAGCTCCGGTACCCCTGGTTCTACCGCCGGATCGACGAGGAGAAGATCACCCGGCACGTCACGCTCGAGCCCGGCTGGCACAGCAATCCGGCGTCAAAATCCCTGTTGCTGCGCGACCTCGCCGCGGGCATGAAGCGCGACGAGTTCCGCAACCCCAGCGTGCGAGCGCTGGACGAGGCCGCGCAGTTCGTCGTGTATGACACCGGCAGCGTCGGAATCGGTGAGCGCGAGGACGATTCCACGGGCGCCAGAGACGCGCACGGCGACATCACGATCGCGGATGCGCTGGCGTTCTACGGCGCGTCCCAATGTCACCGCTGCTCTCCGCCCGAGCGCGAAGCCCCGCAGGGGTCGCCGGCGGAGCGGTTGCGCCGCTGGAAGGACGCCAAGAAGCCGAAGTAGACGCGGACGGTGGACGCGGGTCTCGGACCCGTGATACAGTTTGCCTGTGACGCGACCCGGAGCAAGTCCGTGTCCGCCGTCACGTCACCTCCCAACCTCAACGCAGCCGAACCCGCCGACGACGACGTGCGCGGGCTGTTGACGTTGCGCCCGAAGGACGTGTACGAGGCGATCGACGCGAGCGACAGCAGGCTGAGCAAGGCCCGCAAGCTCCGCACCGAAGCACTCCGCGAGTTCACCGGTCGTTACTACAACGAGGACGACGGCAAGAACCGCCCGATGAACATCGTGTACCGCGCCTGTCGCGTGCTCCGCGCGCACATCGCGTACCAGTCGCCCAAGTACACCGTGACCAGCGACAACCAGGCCGTGCGCGGCGAAGCCACGGTGCTCGGCGACAAGCTCACCCACCTCGCCGACGAGCTCGGGTTCCGCCACCTCGACAAGCTCGCGATGCTGGACGCGATGCTCGGGCCTTGTGCGATCGTGCGCATGGGGATCAGGGTGTCGTCCGAGCTGGAGACGATGGAGGGCCGCGACCTCAACCCCGGCCAGTGGTACATCCGCCGAATCAGCCTCGACGATTACGTGTGCGACCCCCGCGCCAATCGCCGCGAGGAAATGGCGTGGGAGGGCGACCGGTACCGCGTGAGCAAGGAGCGGCTGCTCGCGTCGGGCAAGTTCGACACCGAGACCGTCAAGCGCATCCCCAACATGCCGCGGCGCAGCAAGAGCAGCGACGACCGTGCCGATTCGGTCAGCGGCGGCGGCAAAGACCAGGCGTTCGACCTCATCGACACCATCGAGCTCATCGACGTGTTCTTCTACGACCTGGGCGGGTCTGGGAAGACTGTCAAGGTGACGCTCCCTGTGGAGTTCGAGTCGGACGAATGGCTTGTGGTCGAGGAGTACCAGGGGCCCGAGCGCGGACCGTACGAAATGCTGGAGTTTGATCCGCTGCCGGACAACCCCATCGCCCTCGCGCCCGTGAGCGCCTTCCGCGAGCAGTCGGAGAACCTGAACAACGTGCTCAGCAAGCTGTTGGAGCAGGTGAGCAAGAGCAAGCGAGTTCCCGTCGTCGGCGACCAGTTGGCGACCGACACGATCGACCAGCTGCGCGAGGCCGAAGACGGCGAAATCTGGAAGACACCCGACCCGTCCGCGGCCAAGGTGCTCGACATGTCGTTCGTCTCGCCGGAGCTGGTCCCGCTCGGGCAGATGTTCATGCAGCACGCCAACACGATGGCGGGCAATCCCGACATGCTCGGCGGCACTGGCAGCAACGCCCAGACCGCGACCGAGTTCCAGGGGATGATGACCACCGCCGGCGTGATGGTGGACTCGATGATCGCGGACCATGACCAGTTCTGGGGCCGCGTCGGCCGTCACGCGCTCTGGTACCTCACGCGCGACCCGTTCATCCAGTTCGGCAGCGTGCAGCGGATTCCCGGCGGCTGGAACGTGCCGGTGCAGTACACCGCTGAGCAGCGCGAGGGCGACTTTGAGGACTTCGCGCTGAAGGTCGTCCCCGGCTCGACCGTGCGGATGGACGAGAACGTGCAGGGCAAGCGGATGATGGAGCTTGCCGCGATGGTCCCGCAGTTGGTGCAGACCGAGATGCTGACGCAGGGCGGGTTCTCCGCGATGGGGACGCTCCGCGTGCTCGGTCGGCGGTTCGGCGAGGACGAGTTGGACGAGATGATCCCCGACCCCGGGCTGATTCAAGAGGCGGCGCGGCGGATGCAGGGGATTCCCGGCATCACGCAGGGCACGCCGCGCGGCATGGGCGGCGGGCAACAGACGCGAGCGATTGACACCGTGCGATCAGCGGCGGGAGCCGCGACAGGAGCGATGCGATGAGCAAGGCGAAGGACAAGCCCACGTTGGACGAAGCCCAGGAATCCGAGACCGCACCGGCGCAGGCCGCGAAGGCTACGGACCTTGCGGACATTCTGGCCGAAGGGATCGGCCAGCATGACACGCGCATCGCCGCGCTGGAGACCAAGGTCGCCGCGCTCCGCCAGGCGGTCGTCGATCTCGCGGCGCTGCTCCGCAATGCCGGCCCTCCCACCAAGGGCGCTCTCGATTGCGTCAACAACACCCTCGCCCGATTGGAGCCCGTTTCGTGAGCGAGGCCACGGCCACAACCCCGCCCGTTGATGCGCTCGGCATCCCGCGCCACCAGTACACGCTGGAGTGCCAGGGGTGCTCGCACTCGTGGGACGCCTGCTGCTCGCAGTTCGAGGTCTTCGACCAGCAGTGCCCATCGTGCAAGGCCACGAACAGCCGCGTGAGCAGGAGCGACCTGCACGCGGGTTGTCCGTCCGGCCGTCAGTACGTGGGCCGGGACTGGCGCGGCATGGAGGGGATCAGCCTCAACCTCCCGGAAGTGCGGCCGGAGGACCGGGCCCAGTGGAAGAAGGACGTTCCCAGCGTCGAGTTTGACGACCGGGGACGCATCAAGTTCAACAACGACGCGCACCAGCGGCAGGTGTACCGCGAGATGAATAGGTTCCGCGAAGCGATGGAGAACCCCCGATGAGCACGACCGAAGAGACCGTCCAGGAACAGCCGGACACCGAGACCGCGACCGCGGTTGACGAGACACCAGACACCACTCCCGACAGCGGCGAGGTCGATGCCGCGGCCGACGATGCGGCGCTCGCGACCATCGAGAAGTACCAGACCGAGAGCGGCGGCAAAGAGACCGGCGAGGGCGAGGAGCCATCGGCCGATGGTGTCACCGAAACCGTCACCGAAACCCCCGAGACGGCGCCCGAGCCCATCGAACCCAACCTGCTCAGCGCCGCGGCGTTCGCGGGCCTGTCCGAGCAGGACCTGCGCGACACGATCGCGGCCGTCGGGATGGACAAGGCGGTCGCGGCCATCCGGACGATCGTGGACCGAGCTTCCGCGCAGTGGGGACTGCCCCAGCCGGTCGAGAACACGAACGCAACGCCGAACGCAACGCAGGCCGCGGCAACGAAGCAGGCCGTTCCCCAGGCTCCGGCCGACGACGCACCGGCAGACATCGAAACGCTGCTCGCCGACATCGAGGCCCCCACCTACGGCAAGCAGTTCACCGACGACTTCCCCGAAGGTTCCGAGATGGTCGAGGGGAACCGGAAGATCGCCAAGGCGGCGCGGTTCATCGCCAGCCAGAACAAGCAGCTCGCTCAGATCGTGGCGACGTTTGCGGAGCAGCATCACGCGAACGAAGCCGCGGACCTGTACGAGTTCTACAGCGAGACCGACCCGAAGGGCGAGGCGTACGGGGCTTTGGCGGGCGCTCCGACTCCCGAGCAGTTGTCCAAGCGGCAGCGGCTTTGGGCCGCGGCACGGAGCTACCAGGAGCGGCAGCGGGCGCAGGGAATCCCCGTCCGCTTCTCCAAGGCACTCCGCGAGACACACGCGGCCCTCTCCATCGGCCAAGGCACCAATCCCGCGGCCAAGCAGACCCAGCAGCAGAAGCCCGCGGCCAAGCCCCGCGGCGACCTCACACCCAGTTCGTCGGGCAAGGCCCCGGCGAGAGCGACAGACGACCAGCAGCGCGACCAAGCGGCCAGGGCCACGCTGAAGAAGTTGGGATGGTTGTAGACACACGTTTGACCCCGGCCGGACCTGACCGGCTCTGAACGTCAGGACAGACACACTCCCGGGACCACCGGGTAGACGAGCGAAAGGAACTCGCTATGGCAGGTACCGGCATCACGGCAGCCCAGATTCCCGGCCTCATCGCCGATACTCTGGCGCACTTCAAGGACGCACCCAAGATCAAGATGGCGCTGGAGTACCAGCGGTATCTGTTCATCGACGAGGTGTTCAAGGACGACGTGTACGACGTCCAGGACGGGCACTCGGTCGAGTACCGTTTCGTCACCGACGACAACGGGCAGGCCCGGCACGCGAACTTCCTCGAAGGTCGCACGATCAATCTCCGCGACAACACCCTCATCGGCTCGGCGCCGTGGACCCTCGCCGACAACGTGGCGGTCTGGACTTTGCACCAGATCGAAATGAACAAGGGCAAGGCCAAGCTGCTCGACGTGTTGAAGAAGGCGTACGCGAAGGCGTATGCGGAACTCTTCAGGCTGATCGAACTCCGCGCCGTGCTCGCGCCCGACAGCAGCAGCGACAGCAAGAGCCCTCCTGGGCTCCAATACTGGTTCTCCGGCCTCCCGACCGGAACGACCAACTACACCGGCGGCTTCCTGGGCACCACCACCCGGTTCGGCGACAACACGACCGCCACGACCATCGGCGGTTTGAACAAACTCGCCAACCCCAAGGCCCGCAACTGGGTGGCGAATCACAACGGCATGACCATGCAAACGCTGGACGCCATGCGTTTGGGCATGATCTACACCAACTTCGTGACGCCCCGCACGCTCAAGCAGTTCTACGAGCCGCGGAACCGCAAGCTCAAGATCCTCTCCTCGCTCGCGTACATGGCCGAGTTCGAGCGGCTGTGCAACCAGATCGGGCCCACCGGCCGCAACGCCGACCTGAACCCCTTCTACGGCAACGCACTGACCTACCGCGGCGTGGAATGGGTCGGCATCCCGACGCTCGAGAACGTCGCCCTGAACCCCATCTACTGCGTTGACTTCATGAACTTCCGCCCGATCGTGCACTCCAACTTCTGGATGAAGGAGGACGAGGTGATGCGCGACCGCGAGCAGCCGCACCTGTACTCCATGCAGATCGACTGCTGGTACTCCTACGTCATGGACCTGCCGCGCAACGCCGGGTTCAGCCTGCACGCACCTTGGTAATCCGGATGGGGTTCGGGGGGCCAGCACCGGCCGCGGTCTGGTCCCCCTTTGCCGCACGCGGCACACCGCACAACACTCACGCCTGAAAGGACTCAGCCATGCACGTCAACAGTTCCGATGCAGCACAGACCACGCACCAGTATTGGTACCACGGCTTCGATTACAACGCGACGCCGGGTTCCCGCGCTCAGATCACCACCGTCATCACCCCCGGCATGGTGATGGCGCACGATCCCGAGGCGTACACCGACGACTACACCTTCCAGAACGCCGGTACCGGTTCGACGAACCTCCCCAGCGGCACCGACTACGGGCAGATGGTGCTGAACCCGCCCGCCGGATCGGTCAACCAGACCCGCCTGATCCGCAACGTCACCCGTCCCGAGACGGCCCTGATCTACCTCATCGCGGGCGTCGTCAAGACCGTCGGCCAGGACCGGCGCGTGTGGGGCACTCAGTCCGCGGGCGCTGGCCCGCAGTGGGTGGAACTCTTCCAGTTGGGCGAAGTTGCCCCCGTCCTGTGCACATGGTCGGGCATCACGCCAGCCCTCGGCGAT